ATATTGAAAGTTGACTTGAAGAGTTTGTAGCAACACCTGTATTTCCTGCAAAATCTACAGCTCTAATATGAAAATTTCCATCACCTAAATCAACAGGTAAGCCCCTTCCATCTGTTTGATCTAATGGAAAGACTGCGAAGTTTGAATCAGATTTTATCAAAAATTCATCTTTTCCAGGGAGTGGATTATTACTTCTTAATCCAGTATATATTCTTGCATGGCTTAAATCTACATCTGTAGGATTATCCCAATTAAAATGAATATTATCAAAAATTTTATTTACGGTAAAATTAGTGCAAGGCCCAGGAGGAGTTTTATCTTCCTCGGCTTTAAAAAACATAATTTTTTCTGGACTGTGTCCATGTATATTAGACTCACTCCATCTTAATTCATAAAAGCCTTGTGGATTTAATAATTCAAATTCCCCTGAAAGGACATTTCCTGTTGTAGTATTTGAAAAAGTATTGCCAAACACAGTACAACCTTCTAGATTTAAACTAGAAGATTCTTCCATAATTCTATGTCTAACAACGCGCAGATCTTCTTTAAATGTTCCCTGCTGGTAATTTGATAAAGAAAGACCTTTATTTACCGTTCCTCCGATTTCCGCTTTATTATCTATTGATAAGCCAAGATTATTGTTATATAAAACTTTATAACTTCCGCAATCTTGTTCTCCACTAATTATATATTGACCGCTCTGTAATATATTATCGCCATTTACAGATGTGGATAATAAATTTCCAAAATATGTAGGATCAACTTCTCTTACTCTTATTTCATATTTACCCCTGTTATCAGCATAAAATCTTGCATTCTCTTCTGTATTATGAAAATAATATACTACTTTTGATCTTAATTGCCCTTGAGAGTTAGTAAACCCACTAGGTTTAACCACTAAATCAACAGTTGTTTCTAATGGATGACCAAATACTGGTTCTTGTTCTTCTATTTGGCCCGAAGGTACATCTTGAAATATCCTAGGATCATCTCCAGCATCTCTTTTTCTTTTAGTCGGCCCTGCATCAAAAGTTGAGGTGGTATATATAGTTGAAAGATTATCTGATTGATTAAATTTCCCAGAATCATATTCAGATCCTATTATACTATAAGTTCCATCATCATTTTCCGATTTAGTTATTAGTGTGAAATCTTGAGTATTAAATCCAGTAGCTTGATTGTTTTTACCAGATCCGTTTAGTATATAAATAAAACCTTCTTGTATTTTTTCGGTATTATTTATTCTATCTGCACCATTTCTGAAATTTATTAAAACTCCTGTATCGAGTAAGTAATCGTTGAATGTTTTATGTCCCGCTCCGCCATTTATAAAAGAACCAGAAATAGTTTCTTTTAATATCAGATCTTCCGTTTCATGTGTTAAAATTTTAGCACCAGAACTTGTATTTTCTATATAATTATTTAATGTTGTATTTGTAGAGGTACTTGAATTTAAAGGTATGAGAGAAAAAGCTGATCTATCCCCATCATCTGCTGCACCTATACTTAATCCATTTCTATGAGCAAACTCTTTAAATTGTTTTGTGTCAGATTCAAAATCTTGCCCTGGAATAAGAACACTAATACTTGTAAAATCGTAATCTCCAGTATTTAATTGTTGATCTAATAAAATATAATTTTGATTCGCAGCGGGATTATTACTTACAATCTCTTTAATCCTGCCCCCTGTTTTTATTCCATTTCTTAATTTATCTGCAATAGAAAAAACATCTCCAGGGTTTATATATTCAGCAGTTTTATCAGTTATAAAACTAACAGTTTCTTCTTCTTTATTTGATGTCAGTAATATCCATCTACCCAATCTTAAGGCTTGGTCTCTCGATGTGCAGCCAACGGCAGAAATTTCTTTTTCAATTAATCCATATCTAATGATACCTTCAGGATCTTCTACATACTCATACTTTGGTAAAAAAGAGTCGTCTTTATCTTTATATGCAACTTTTACAGCTGTAAACCTTGCTTGTTTTGCTGCTCCAGAATAACTAAAATTTCCGTCCCTTACATTACTATTTGTAAAAGTAAATATTGATTCTTTTAAAGCATTTTGCGAAACAAATATTTGATTCGAATTAAAATATGCAATTCCTCTAAAAATAGATGCTATTTCATTTACAGCTTTTAGAGCTTCCATAGCATTTTCAATATATAGATTGCATGTATACCTTCTTTCTTTTGCGAATTTATTTTTAACACCAATTTTTGAGGTATTAACTAATTCGTCGCAATATTTTGCAATTTTATATAATTGAAACTTATCTATTTGTATTTCTTCTATATATTCACCTAATCCATATCTGTCATTAGTTATTAGATCATAAAGAATCCATGCTGGATTATCGGTCCACTCCAATTCTGGTTTAAATGTGCCATCCCAAGTTCCTGGGTGTCTATCTTCTTGAATTGGCCCATCTCCGTCTTCTCCCAAGTCAACATAATTAGATGGAACTTTGACTTTTTTTAGTTTTAAATCAAATGTACGCGTTGGAACTGATCCCAAGTTTTCGGCTGAAAAAACTGTTCCTATATATGCAGATGAGGGGTAAGATAAATTTGATTCGGTAATTTCTGTTACCGTGGCAAAGTTTGCGGAAAAAACTTGCCTGAAATTTTGACGTTCTTTTGTCAGATTCTCTACATATATTTTCCTAGGTCGAACCCCACTTAAATCCTTTAGTTTAAAAAAGATATCTTCTCGGTAAGCTCCATTAGAAATTCCAGATACTTGAAAAAATACATTGTGATCATTTCTGCCTGGACTGTCATCAGGTATTGGTTCTATATGCCTTTCGGCAAAACTTCTATGAGTAACACCCGTAATATCTCCCCATATATGAAAAGTTCCCCTATTGCCAGTCTGCTTTCCGTCGCTATTTATATTATAACATTCGCCTATCTCAAGAGTTATTCCAACCCAATCTACATCTTCATCTTGAATAGAATGAGATCCTATGTAAAATTTATTTACTGTAGTTTTTCCTAAAGTTTTTGAATTATATAAACGAATTCCTTTGTTTAAAGTTTTTGATGTATAAGAAAAATCTTCTAACCAATAAAAATTATCAGTTTGCCCAGTATAAAAACCAGACTGATTTTCTTCACCATTTTTATATGCTATTCCAATGTTTCTATAATTAAATTGACCATCGTTAACACCTTTGTCAGTTGTCATTACTGGAACATCATTTATATATGTGCCTTTTAGTATTTCTGTTCCAGATACTAGTTTTCCAGTATAATCAACAAAACCCTCTATAGGTCCTTCACATATTAGGTCTACAGCTTTAAAAAAAGAGTTTGATTCCAATAACTCTTTATCTCTAAATGTAGGCGAGAACTGTCCAGTTATTTGTCTAAAGAATAATCTTGGAGTTAAATCAGTTGAATATCCAGTAATGTTTACAGGCATATCATACAACCAATCTATCGTTAGCCACTACTTGAGCAGCGACTTGAGAAGGGGCGCCAGAGCCACTTGATGTGTTTTGCTCTACAGCCACTTGATTAAAAGTAACCAATCTACTGTTTAGTACTGAAGAGGATATTACATGACTGCCTACCCTTAGTCTGCCATAACCTATAGGAACTCTCGCTCCCTGAAGAACATTATTTGCTGGATTTGAAAATATAAAAGAAGAAGATGATTCTAATTGTTTTTCTAACCCTGGAGTTGGGTTATCGGGCTCATCCATAAAAGAACCGATAATTCCTTGTATTAATAATGCAGCTCCAATTTCAAATGCAACATCACCCAACCAGCCTATACCTTGCCCTAGCATTCCCCAGAATCCACCCATGCCTTCCATCCATCCACCGACTTTACTCATAGCCCAACCACCGCCTAGTAGTATCGCTCCAGTCTTTCTCATCTCCCTAGCTCCTTCAGTATCGGATCCTTTTATTATAGGAAAGACATGCATCTCTTTTTTAGATCTAATGTCTAAATTTAATTCATTATTTTTAATAGGTTTTTTATCAAAAAAGACTCTATAAACAACACCTTGTTTTTCTTTTTTTAATAAGTATTTTACTAAACCTTTTGTATTTGCATCTATAGCTCTGAAAACCTGAGATGGCGTTTCTGCGTCAAACTCCCAATTTCTTCCGAAATTTTTTCCTAAACTTCCATGTAAAAATACCTTTATCATCACCTAATTCCTAAATATATTTACACTAATAATCTTTAATTTTTTTTAAAAAAAGAGACATTGCTTTAGACTTTTTAATATTCTTTGGTATATAAATATTATGTCTTTTATTTTTTAAACTATATAATAAATATGGAACCATGGTTTCTTCAGAATGTTTTTTATCATTATCTGAGAATAAATCTTCAGAAACTACATGAGAATGAAATATTGCAATAATATTTCTTTTTAAGAATTTAATATGATCGTTGAAACTTATTTCAAAATTATTTAAACTATCTTTTGATACATTTTTACATTCAGAAATCACAAAATTGTTTTTTTCAAAAGTAATAAAGCCGCAAGACTCTAAATCTTTATTTTTTTCACATATACTTTCTATTTCACTTTTCATTAGAAAAGTCTGCTTCCAGGAAAACCACCAAAAGGTAAGTGATCATTTTTATCGCCCTTATATCTCAACCTACATCCTGACAAAGTTTTTGAGCATGAATCTTGAGTCCATACAGAACTATTAATACTAGGCTTATTATCTTTATCTGATGTATTATCTTCTAGGCATACAAAGAAAACCTTTCTGGTAGATTGTCCATCTTTAATATTCAAGAAAACAAAATCGTTTCTAAGATATGCTATAGATTCAGCCCATTCACCCCTATCAACCAAAACCCCATTAAACACAACATCATTTGAGTCTGCTTTAGGAATACCGCTGTAAGCACAACCTTTTCCCCTATATTTCCATGCACAATAATTGTTGATTATTTGTCTTTTAGGTACAAGTACATTTTCTAAATCTAGAGGGCTTGATAATTCATATTTAATTAAATTTTTATTTTCTAAAACTTTTTGATTTATAACCCACTCTTCATCCATTAGTTTTGCAGAGGAATCTGGATTTACTCCCATACTATTCCAATAGTCAATGTCTTGATTATAATTAAGAAAATTCTCTTCATCTAAAAATAAAAGTATTAATATTAAAATATCTAATATGGATATGAAAATTTCAATAAATAAA